TGTCTTAACATTAGTACCATCGGGTGCAAATTCTAACAAGTATCCCTGTTGCTTATACACACTGGCACGTCCAACAATTTCTGTAGCAGGATTGTATACTAACTTACTCCATGCCATTAGGATACGTTCTGTTTGAATACCTATGAAATCTCTAAAAGTAATAGAAATATCATTGTATTCAGGTCTTCCGGCAAACTTAATTGTATTGTTTCCGTAAGATACATTAATGGAGTTAATATTAGTAGTAATACCACCAACGCTTTTAGTAGAAAGAGTAAGATAATCAGCTGCGTTAGAAGGCATTGCTATACCCTGATCAATTGAATATAACTGAGGTAGGTTAGGAAATCTAATCTCGTAGTTATTAGTACGCTGTGGTTCCCAAGCATCCTGACCTATCATATGATAGGCACCATATTTTAATGGAGTTAAATTCATTATTATTCACCCTCCCCTGTATTGTCAACAAATTCGGCTCCAGCTTCGGTAAGGATAAAGTCAATGTCAAAGAATTCTGCTGTACGTGTAGGATTAATCCATACCTTACCAGGACATCTTAGTTCGTTGATATCGTCTGTTGTTACAGTACCTTCATCCATCTGAATTCTATAACCATAGAGACCGTCATTACGTTTCATGAATAATAAATACTTATCCATAGCATCGTAGAACCTCATCCACAAGGAACTGTTATTGGGTTCGAATGCCAATTTCAGGCAAGTATTAAATATTCGTTTCTTTACGCAGTTGGAAATAAGTCTGCTATTCAAACTTTCCAATGCCGAGTGTGTATTCTCGTCTTGAGCTACATATGCTGTATACTGACCGTATATTACATATCCATAATTTTTTAGTTTCATTATGGGATTTACACGGGCCAGTGTGTTATTCTGCCAACTATTAAGCAGAACAGAACCAATTTCGTATTTGGGTTTCTTAACAATTCTGGCAGTAGCACGGGTAACGCCTGCTGGAGGGAACCATTTCTGTGCTTCTGTATTGTTAATCAAGTTAGATAACATTGTATACAGAAATACAAATGATGGAGGCATTAACAATGTTTCTGTAGCATAAGGATTGCTACAATAGCACCAAGGTGCATGAACTGTGGCATAGGAAGAATTAATAAGTTCAACATATGCTGGCAGTAGGTTGGGCTCCCAGTTAACACCTGTATCAATTAAGCAGATACAATCCTGTCTGGTTGTTGCCAAATTTAACATTTGTCGGTGAATACTATCTAATCGTGTGTTAGGCACTACAGAACTCTCTCTATCCGATGTAGCAACCAATACAGTTGTTACAGTTGTTGTGGAGTCGTTCATGTATGCGGCAGCAGCTTCTTGAGTATTTATAACAGTACCTGTCGGAGTCTTTATTGTGTAGACTTCATCAATAAATCCACCTGCTGTAATAAAGTCAAAATCATAGATGTAGGGGTCTGTGTAGTTTTCGTAGCAGTTAGCCAGTGTTGTAAGTAAATCGGCAACAGCACCTGTTTCCGGTCTGTAACAAGCCCATATCCAACGGTTAATATTGGAAGCCGTTGTTTTGGTAGATGATCCACTAACATCGAATCCGCCAAAACCTTGTTTCAGTATATTCATCAATGTATTGGTACCTGTACCATCGTTCAGAATAAAATCAGTACCTCCAGTCATTAGTGCATCACTTACATAATCACTTGTTCCATCCTGCACATATCTCAGAGGAATATCCGGAAAACCACTATATACAGTAACGCCGTTTATAGGATTTACATCAGTATTACTCCAAATAACACTTAGTTCGTCATAAGCTGTAGCAGTGGGATTAATTACAATATACTGGAATAAATCCTTATTACCGAAGTAATTAATATCGTCTGGATTTGTTGTAACTATGTGGGATTCCAGTTTATGAACGGCGGAGATTCGTTTAGATACAGTTATAGTATCATCGGAATTCTTTGTAGATACTATCTTTACATCTGCCCTATATACAGTAACATTAGAGTATTGGTAGGCCAGACCCTTGTTTTTGCTTGTAATGGGTGTAAATGTGACTAACAGTCTATTACCAAATGATCCGGTATACTTAGCTTCTATGCTATCAATCTGAGGACAGAATCTACCTTGTGCCCCCACCTCGTAGTAGTCTACTTTAAAATCATACACGGAAGTTTCCGTTAATGCTTCAAATACACCTTTGTTATTTATATATACGGTTGTCTTATCCGTAGCAGAAGGCACACGGGTGTATATACTTCCAACCTTAGCAGTATTCCACTCAGGATCATTGTTTCGTATATATGTTTTTGGGGTTGTAGCTGGAGTAACTTCCTTCCAGTAATACATATACTCTGTACTCCAGTTAGCTGGGGCATTGTCAGTATTTTCTACGGCGGAATAGGTATATTCGGCCTCATTAAAATTGTTTTTACTGTAATTAATAGCAGGAATTATTCCTCCTGTAGTGTCTCCAGGAGTTTTCTCATACAGTTTGGAAGATTCTCCTGTATTAATACGAATAAAAGTTACAGCAGCGCCCCGTTGCATTAGTTGCTTTGCGTATATACGGGATACATCATACTTGAAAGGATTGTATTCGGGTTCTGTATAACCAAATGTCTTTTCCCACTCGTTTACATCCGTAAATGTAATATTGGCAAAATCAGTGGCATCACTTTGAACAACTGGTCCAAAGGAAGCTATTCCGGGTACAATTACTCTTACCAAGTCATCCGTCACAACTCGAGTAAAGATACTCTCATCAATTTCATTAATATTAATCTGTGGCATGATTTATTTCCCCTTTCTCTGAGTTGGATTGTATAGAACCTTCCTCAGAATCTTTAGATTTTCTCCGCCTTGTCGCAGATGTTTTAGTGGAATCCGTATCCTTAGTATTAGGAATGTTCTCTACGACTTTTGGAGATGAAATTTCTTCCGTAGAAGAATTTTTGGATTCCTCATTATATACACAAGAAATAGATATTTCTTGTTTATTTAGCAAACTATTTACATATAGCCTATCAGAAAAGGAATTAAACAGTGCCGTATTATAAGAAGGGATTGTTACACCATCTATATTAATATCCCAACCGGAACGATTTTTTACTTCGTACATTTCAAACCTCTTTTCTTTTAGGTAATACTTTACCCGTAACATTACCATGTAGTTGTTTTCTGCTGGCAAATAAGTAAGCGTCATCCGTATAAAATGTTAAAGTGTTCCGAAATTTAACACCTTTATCAACGTGTTCAATAGTATCGGAGTTATCCACAATATCGGATTCTAAAAATATATTAAAATAACGTTGAGCATTTAGTTGATATGGAACCTCTACGGATAAGGTAGGGTGTTGCATTATATGAAATACAAGTTCTCTAACTAATTCGTCTCCTGTTATTTTATCTACGGTAAATATATCCATCTGGTAGTTTATACGAATAGGAATTACTTGTTCAAATGTATTAGTTCCGTCGTCATTTCTACTTTGATATCCACCGGAATGAAGGGCAAAAAAGTTAACATCCGATAACCGTATAGAGTATCCTAATCTTGTTGTAGATATTAGAGGAAATTTTACATCGTCCTTCTGTAGTTGTGCCGTAAATCTGATGGCTTGTTCCACCGGAAGTATATGAATACGATCATCCTCTAAAATATCTCTAAAATGCTGAACAATAGCTTTATCATATCTATGAACACTCAAATACGTATCCTCCCTCCATCTTTATATTACTTATTGTACATAGTTAATTATGTTTATTTTGGGTAATGGTAGTAGTTTCTATAAAATGTCTATAAGTGGGTCTTAACCAGAACAAAGGTGGCATATCCTTACCACCGTATTCCAGTGTTCTCATAACAACATTTAGGGGTGTAACTGTACCTGGGCACCTCACACTTTTTGGAACCCCAAAATAACAAGATCCACTCACTCTATCAAAAACACATTGTAGTTTAGAAATATATAAATCTACAATCTGACAAGTATTACAATATTTTTGAGGATATATCCATGTAATATTAGGTTGGTGCATTAAAGAAACATTTCTACAAGATAATTTGTCAGGTCGTATGTAGGAACGAAGAAAGGAACGAAAAGAAATTAACATTAGATCACACCTATGTATATACTCCTCTATACGTTCATCTTTTTCTTTAGTTAATGGAACTAATAATCTCATTTGTTACCCTTCTTAATGAAGTTATAATTCGTGTCGGAATAATCCACAGGTTGTTTGGGTTTATCATGAAATACAGGTGCTAATTTACAAACCCAGTTATCTGGAAATTCTAAATTTCCAGTAATCTCCGTAATTACGAAAATTCTTGGAGGTGTTAGAGGAAATGGGGACGGAATAGTGATACGACAACCTTTACATAGATTTTTGGCATCGAAGGGTATCTGTGCTATATAAGGCTTATCTTCTGGAATTTCAGAAACCCAGCCATATCTACGCAAAGTTGCCATTTTTGGGTTTTCCTCAAATATAATATTCATGGGTATTTCCTCGGAAAAACCTTTTGGATCTTCCTCAGCATATAAAGAGAATTCCATATCTATGGGATATTGATATATAACGGAAATACCTCTTAAACGTGCCATTTCCTTAAAATATTGTCGGAATATAGTGGCATCTTTTCTTGTTAATAATCCCATTATACACTCCTCCACATATTGTTAATTATCCTCTTCTGGAATATCTTCCTGTGAATTACCGTACATATTTCGAGTATTGGAAGTCTTTTTACTATACTGTCCCCAAATATACCATTCCGCTAAATCCGGATTCTGTTGTATAAATTGTAACCACTTTCTGGCAGCAGCAGGTACCCAACGTTTACCATATAATACTGCCAAAATATGTTTACAACAATATCCCTTATTATTCTTTACGTTTCTTACTGTTGGGGCTGTATTTTGTTGTAGTCCAAATTTACACTTTGCTTTTGTGGCCCAGTATGAGAAGCGATAAATAAAATCTGGGCATGAACAGTCAATATACAAATTACGTCTATCCAAAGCTTCTGAAAGACATTCCGTTAATATTCTATGTGTTATTTTCTTCCATCTATTTTTACCACTCCAGGATTTAACCTGCCAGCGGAGTATTTCAAAGGCACCTTCAAATGATATAGTAACAATGTAATCTCCTACACGGGAACTCCATGTGAAGTTATCATTTTCGAATAACTCCTTAAAATCCACATTATTGAAATCTTTGGCCTTATAGAATTTTTTCTTATCGAACCTTGGAGGAGATTCCCTTTGGGCACGTCTTAATATATCCCAACGTGTTACTTCATTTAAAGGTGTTCTATATGTACCTTCATTATGTATAATCATATAAAACACCTTTTTGTTGATATTTAGTTTTGTAGGAAAATAAGTTACCATTGAAGAGTATTAACCCTTCAATGGTAACCCATATAATCTTACTTAGTCTTTCTTACGGACTCTTTCATAACCTTACCAGAAACGGCATACTTGTTTCTACCCTCTTTAACCTTGTAAGAATATCTTAAAGATACAGGAGTAATAACATTATTACGTGTTCTGAAATCAATAGTAAATGCAGGACCCTTTGAAATAGCATTCTCTGTGAAAGCACCTATTTCCTTAAACTGTGCGTGAATTACATTAGTAGGACGGAAGTTCTCACAAACAAACTTTGTAGAACGCTTGTTACCCTTCTTAGTAACAATAGTACCCTCAAGTGTAAGTCTACCATTCTTGCAAGAACCCTTAGTAATCTTGACAAATCTTACATTGTCATAGTTCTCCTTAGCAAACTTAGTAAGCATTCTGTTAAGAGTTACTTCGTCTAGATTATACTGTTTAGCGGAACCCTTACCAACAGTTCTACGAGGCTTCTT